TTTTGCCGCCGTTCCAAAGTCCGCTGTTTGCTCTTGCAATCATTGTTGCGGTTACACGCTCTGAGGTCATATTTCTTTCAAGCTCGGCAAAAACAAGAATGATTTTAAGCATAGCCTCACCCATAGCCGTTGACGTATCAAACTGCTCGTTTTTGCTGACAAAGACTACGCCTAAGTTTTTCAATTCCGAGTACATTGTTGCAAAGTCAAGAAGGTTTCTTGAAATTCGGTCAATCTTCCATACAAGCAGGTGTGTAAATTCATTTTCACGCATCCGCTTCATCATATTTTGAAATTGAGGTCTAATAGTGTTTTTGCCTGAGTAACCTGCATCTTCAAAGATTGTGTATTTATCTGTATTAAGCATAAGCTTTGCATAAGTGATAAGGTCATTTCTTTGCATAGGAAGTGAATCCTTGTCTATTTGGTGAGTAGTCGAAACTCTGACATATATGGCTACATTAGCCTGTTGTTCTTGTGAAATCATTGCGTTACCTGCCTTGTTGAATTGCATATATTATTGATTGCCTTATATAATCCGTTGTGCGTACAAGACATACTGGCAATCTTCATAAGTGATGATAATGTCAATTTTTGGTTCCTGTTGGAGATATCCGATGCAGTAGCTACGAAGAAATCCCATAAGTTTAAGTTAAGTGGATTTGCTTCTCTTGTTAATGCTTTGTATAAGCAGAATATGTATAGGTCACAGCCGGATTCGGCATTCATATTGAATGATATGTGGTCGGGATGTTCTGCTTCTGCAGATTGCAAATAGGAAGCATACCTGATTCCGATACGCATTGGCTTATTACTGATGGTTGCCAACAATTCAAATGGTCGATTGGTAAGCTTTGTGCTACTTTCGGCTCTATGTAGTGATGAAGCGACTATATACTCAGCGAGCATAGCACGTTGAGTATTGCCTAATAAGTCGCAATAAGTCCATTTCGAAGGGTTATTCACAGTTAAATCAATATCATTCTCGTCATATAAAAATTGTTCCTTGTGGCTATATAAGCTCATTTAACGCATCCCCTTTCGTATATCACTTAGCCTAATAATGTTCCCTTTTCCGATTCAGGAAGAACAGCAAGCATTCCATCTATGTATGCCAAAACTCTTGCTTGCATATCGGATGGAAGCAAGTTGTATTTTTCTACAAGTTCAGGATGTTGAAAATTAGAGTTTTCTAATTTAGTTTCGCTTTCGTCAGTTGCCTCTTTTCCTAAAACAAGGTAGTCCAATGATACGTTAAAGTATGCAGCAAGCTTGACAACAGCATCAAGAGAAGGCTTTGCTTTACCTTTGTTCCACTCTGTGAAAGAGGCTAAACTAATGCCTGCTTCCTTGGCAACCTGTTTTTGAGTAAGCTGAGTTCTTTTTTGCAGTTCATTGATTCGTTCAAGTAAATCCGACATAAAATCACCTCATTAAGTATAATAAAAAATATTTAGAAAATTCTTATTTTACTATTGACAAATTAGAAATTTCTATTTAGAATATAGTTGTGAGCTACAAATGAAACTCACAAAAAGATTTTACCAAAATATATCGAGAATGTAAAGCAAAGGAGGGTGTCTATGGCAAAAAATCTTAATAATTGGTGCAAAGCTGTTCGCAAAGCAATGATTGACGAGGATTTGAGTGTCACTGAATTAGCTCAAAGAGTTGGAAAGGCGAGAAGCTATGTATCGGCTGTTATTAATGGCAGAGTTGTTCCACGTTGTTCAAACGGCAATAACATTGTTTCTGCAATCAGTGATGAGCTTAATATTGACAACACAGCTTATACCGATTCACATTCCGATTAATTTTATTTTATGGGAAAGGATGGCAAATAACAATGGGAAGTGGCTCTACAAAAGGTAACAGCAATGTGTATTTTAATGCCAGAAAAGAGGCTTCGATATACAATGAGAAGCTATATAGCAGAGAGGGTGCGGCAGAATTGCTTGGAGTGTCCGTATCTGCATTGGCTGATTATGAGCTTGGGAACACAAAAGTTGTTCCTGTCGATAAAGTTGTTTTAATGGCTGATTTGTACCACGCACCAAACCTTAAAACTGCTTATTGCAAGAGTGAATGCCCTATAGGAAAGTGTATGCCACTTGCAACTAAGATTGAAGGGTTAGAAGGTGTTGCATTAAGGGTCATTAAGGAATTTGACTCAGATAGCATCAACAATGTCAAGAAAAAATTGATTGATATTGCTGCTGACGGAGAGATTGATGAGAGCGAAAAGGATAGCTTAGAAGAAATTCTCAAAAAGCTTGACGAAATTTCTCTTGTTATCAGTGAGATTAAACTTATCGGAGAGAAGGTGTTAGGGCGTTAATGGATGCTGCAAGTATGAAAGAGATTTTAAAGAATGAATATGGGATAGGAAGTATTGATGAATTTAATGAGGCTGTTGAAAACTCACCTGGATTAAACCTCGGTATTTTCTTGTCACCAATGAGGAGGGAGTCGGATGAAGAAATACGTATCGTTTCGTAAGTTGAAGTTGTTTGCGGTATACGTATCTGCACTTTATTGCTTGTCAGGTATCACTACTGATTGCATTGAAGCAAAAGGCGAGTTGCCAACTAAGATTGACAATACTGCAACCGCAATAGTTGATGAGAAGCCACAAACTGAGATATTCAAGGAGTATGAAATTCCTGCCGAATACACATCCGAAGGCGGTATGTTTTTACCTGAATTACAGGAATATACCTACAACGTATGCAAAAGATATGGCGTGGACTATACACTTGTTATTGCAGTGATTGAAGTTGAAAGTGCATATCATTATGATGCCAAAAGTCAGTGTGGTGCTGAAGGTTATATGCAGATTATTCCAAAATGGCATTACGACAGAATGGCAAGGCTCAATGTTGATGATATTGATTGCCCACCAAATAACATATTGGTAGGCGTGGATTATTTATCGGAGCTTACAGATAAGTACCCAACGGAATTGGCATTGTCAATATATAACAGAGGCTTCAGAAATGAAAATGGTACAGGTGCAATAGACCTTTGGGAAGATGGCATTAAGACTACAGATTATTCGGATAAGGTTTTAAATGCCAAGAAACGTATTGATGAGGAGTTGATGTTGGATGAATAAGCTTGTGAATTTAATATCCGGAAATTGGCTGTCTATATCAGTAGGTTTTATTCTGACAAGGCTTGCATTTCATCTTGCTTATATTGAAAGAGGGTACATAGCAATTGGAAGCGAATGGCTTGTATTCCCGCTTACAATATTTGTTTTTGGAATCATAAGGCAGCGTTCAATTTTTGTCAAAGAAATAATGCAGACTACAAGAGGGGGAAAACAGAATGGAGGAAAGACTACTTGACATAGCAAGTAAATATAGCAGATGGATTGATGTTGATGAGGCAACAGATGTATATAAGTATTGCCTCAAAAAAATGGATTTAGCAGGTATTCAGAATAAAGATGAATATTTGCCCAGACTTTTTGATGATGAACTTAGGCATCGTATAATGATGAATTGTGTAAATTACGTTACCAAAACCATAATGGTTAGTTAAATAAAGGAGGAAGCAAATATGGCAAATGAAGTAAGTGTAAAAGTCTTATCGCAAGTAAAAGGTATGCTTGCAATGGATGATGTGAAGCAGAGGTTTGAAAATATCCTCGGTAAGAAAGCTTCGCAGTATATGGCAACAATTGTAAATGTTGTTGCATCATCCACTCAATTATCTCAGTGTGAGCCAAACTCAATTATGGCGGCTGCCTTTGTAGCGGCATCGTTTGACCTGCCTATTGACAGTAATTTCGGCTTTAGTGCTTTGGTACCTTATGATACTAAGTACAAGGATGAAGCAAGCGGCAAGTGGCTTACAAAAAAATGCGCCCAATTTCAAATGATGTACAAAGGCTTTGTTCAGCTTGCAATCAGAACCGGTGAGTATGAGCGTATGAGTTGTTCCGAGGTATACGAGGATGAATTACTCAACTACAATCCTATCACCGGCGAATGTTCGTTTGTTACGAACTTTAGCAATTGTACTCAGAGGAACAATGGCGAAACCGATAAGATTGTTGGTTACTATGCTTGTTTTAAGCTCAGGTCAGGTTTCATTAAGGAACTGTATATGAGTAAGAGTGATGTTGACAATCACGCTCAGAAATACAGTGCATCTTACAGATATGACATTAAGAACAATAAGCAGAGTAGCAGGTGGTCTACAGACTTTGATGCTATGGCAAAGAAAACGGTTATCAAGCTTCTGTTGAGTAAGTGGGGCATCTTATCTGTTGAAATGCAGAGAGCTATACAGGATGACCAAAAGGTGTATGACGATAATGATAAGGAAATGTATGGTGATAATCACCCGGATGTTATTGAAGCTCAAGATCCATTCGCAAAGCCAACGGATGTCGTTGATGTAGTTGAGGAAACTGATGCTGAAAAGCAGTAAAACAAAAGGAGGAAGCAAATATGGAATTATGTGCAGAAAATTATTACCGTAACGAAGCCAATAAAGAGTATATGTCTGTTTCGCAGTACAAGGATTTTGCAGGTACATACGGCAAAGTAGCTTGTGAGTTTGAAACTATGGAAAGCTTAGCGGGAAGATGGACAAGGGAAACAACAACACCTTTGCTTGTTGGTAGCTATGTCGACTCATACTTTGAGGGTACTTTGGATAAGTTTAAAGAAGCAAATCCAAGCTTGTTCAAGAGAGATGGCTCTCTTAAGGCTGAATACCTTAAGGCTGAAGAAATAATCAAGCGTATAGAGCGTGACGAGTATTTTATGAAGTTTATGTCGGGCGAAAAGCAGGTGATTATGACAGGCGAGATGTTCGGCAGTAAATGGAAGATAAAGATGGATAGCTATATCCCCGATACTGCAATTGTTGACCTTAAGGTTATGGCATCCATTACGGACCTTAAATGGGTTAAGGATATCGGTTATTTGGATTTCATACGATACTGGGGATATGATATTCAGGGTGCTGTTTATCAGGAAATTGTAAGGCAAAATACAGGTAAGCAGTTACCATTCTACATCGCAGCAGCTACTAAGGAAAATGAGCCTGACATACGAATCATTCAGGTTACACAAAATTTCTTGGATGAGGCTTTTAGTATGGTTAAGGCAAATATGCCGAGAGTAATGCAGGTCAAGAACGGAGATGTTGTTCCTGTACGTTGTGATGTTTGTGATTGTTGTAAGCACAACAGGGTACTTACCGAGCCTATCTCCATAGCGGATTTGGTGGCAAGAGTATAGGGGTGATGATGTGTTTTGGATGGCTGTACACGATGATGTGTTTGGTCCACAAATAAGGACACTTGCCAAAGCTATAGGCTGTAGTATTTATGAAGCACGAGGAATAGTTATAAGCTTGTGGCGTTGGTCGTTTGATAATGCAGATGATGTCGGAAGGATAATCAGTGCAGACAAATTTGACATTGCCAAAGCTTTATCTTTAGGCTTGGACGAAAGATATGATGCAGAACTTGTTGTTGATGCTCTGGTATCTTCTGAGTGGCTTTGTGTTGAAAATGGCGAGTTTGTTCTTCCTGATTGGGAAAATAGGCAGGCTTACTATTACAAGATGTTGAAAAGGAGAGAGGATGATGCCAAAAGAAAACGTGAAGCTCGGCAAAAAGCCAAAGATAAAAAAGAAGCTAAAGATAATGAACAATCAGAAGATGATTGTGATGATAAAAATGAAGCTTCTAAGCCTGATACAGAGATTATATCGGAAGATGCAACACCAAATACACATAAGGACACAACCAAGCCTTCTATCGGCTATACAAGCAAATTTGAGGAGTTTTGGGCGGTTTATCCACGTCACAAAGGCAAGAAAGAAGCCTTCAGTAAGTATAAGGCAAGGCTGAAATCAGGTTGGAGTGATGAAGAACTGTATGAAGCCGCAGTAAACTATAGAAACGAGGTTATGAAGGAAAAGCGTGATGAGCAATTTGTAAAACACGCAAGTACATTTTTATCAACCAACGAAGCTTTTACCGATTACATACATAGAAAAGCTTCGAATGCAATCTCTGAAGAAAAACAAGATACTGACCTTGATTATGCAAAACTGTTCAAGGAATGGGGAGGTGAAGGTGATTATTAACAAAGATAATGTGCTGTCGAGATGTGATATTTGCGGTGAGCCTAAAGAACTGATGATTGGATTCCCTTTGATGAATGGCACAGGAAATGTAGCTATGACAAAGGTAAAGTGCAAATGTAAATGCGATGAAGCAGAGGAAGAAAAATATCGGAAAAGGTTGGAATACCTTGACCGAAAGAGAAAAGTTGATGACTTAAAATCATTAAGTGTTATTGATAACAACTTGAAGAAAGTCGGCTTTGATACATTTATCGAAAATGCTCAGAATAGCAAACCGTTAGCTATAGCACGAAGGTATGTTGACCGATTTGATGAAATGTATGCAAAAAATCAAGGCATCCTATTGTACGGAGATGTCGGCACAGGTAAAAGCTATTTAGCTGCGGCAATTGCAAATGAGTTGACAAAAAAACTCCATCTTGTAGTTATGACATCGTTTGTAATGCTTTTAGACAAGGTAAATAAATTTGAGGATTGCGGTGAGTACATAAACAAGCTCAATACGGCTGAATTGTTGGTGATAGATGATTTGGGAGCAGAGAGAGGAACAGACTTTGCTCTTGAAAAAGTCTACGATGTAATTGATAGCAGATATCGGTGCAGAAAACCAATCATACTCACCACAAACATTGACTTAGACGATATGAATAGGTGTACAGATATCAGGTACAAGCGAATATACGATAGGTTATTTGAAATGTGCTACCCTGTTAAGCTATCAGGTTTATCTTGGCGAAAAAGGGATGCGGTTGCAAGAATGAAAAGTATGAAAGATATTATGGAGGGATAGAAATGAGTGGTGATGTAGCTGAATTGAAGATTTATAACCAAGAGGACAGGCTTACAGTGGCATCCATTCTTATCAAGAACGGATATACAGTATCTCAAAGTAAGAGATACCGTAATGCTACAGGTAAGAGTATGGACTACTATCTTAAGGTAAGTATTGACGATGAAAATGTAAGTACAGATAAGTAATTGAATGGAGGAGTATTATGGAAACTGAAACTATTAAGCAACTTGAATTACAGAAGTTAGCCGGCGGGGCATTGCAGGAATTATTTGATAATGATTTGCAGAAGGTGTTGCAGAACATCACCGATGTGAATACGTCATACAAGGCTGCAAGAAAGCTCACATTAGAAATTGTATTTAAGCCTGCTGATGAGGACAGAGAGATTGTAATGGTTGAAGCTAAGACCAAGACAAGCTTGGCTTCTGTAAATGGCGTTGCAACAAAGATTATGATTGACAGAAGCGGTGACAGAGTTTCAGCCGCCGAGTTTGGTAATGCGCTCAAAAATCAAATGACAGTAGATGATTTTGTTGAGCCTAAGAGTGTAAACACAGAAGATGATGAGAACGTTGTAAACTTCAAGGCAGAATAAAGGAGGAAGCACTATGATTAAAGAAGCGTTACAGTATATTATTGGCTTGAATAAGCCTGAAATTATTAAAGTGGGTGACACCGATTACAGCGATAAGGTTTTGTATGAGGTTGAGCCAAAGATTTACAGACCTGATGCACTTCGTATCAGCACTCTGTCAGCCTTTATTGATTACATAAGGGATAATAAGGATAATCTTGATTATGATGACTTGATAATTCACATCAAGTCATATAACGAGATAGAGCTTATGAGCAATCTTGATTATAAAGCTAATAGAAATCATTTTGTAAAATGCTCTGCCGAAGATAATCCGTTTAGATTTGGAATGTTCTATGATGCAGAAAGCTTTAACATTGCATTGCAATCTATGTTCTGCGATGCGGGAAATCGGTCGGATATCCTTAAGATTACCGGGTGTGTAAGAGCTGAAGGTGTGCAAACCACAGGTGATGATGGTATTACTCAGAGTGTTGTTACAAAGCAGGGAATTGTGTTGGGAGATACGACAAACATTCCTAATCCTGTGCTTCTTGCTCCATACAGAATATTCGTGGAGGTGGCACAGCCTATAAGTCAGTTCGTATTCAGAGCCAGAGGTGAAGAAGGTATGCCTATGTTTGCATTGTTTGAGGCTGATGGTGGTTTTTGGAAGCTCACGGCGGTACAGCGTATCAAGGATTACATAGCGAATGCACTTGCCGACAACAAAATTGAAGGCATCAGCATTATAGCATAGGTTAAAATTACAAGTCCTCTGTTTAACAGCGGAGGACTTAATCTAAAAGAGGGGAGTTAATACCTAAGTGAATGTAGAAAAGGAACGGAGAGCTATTGAGTATTTAAAGGCGTTTGAACCGGAGGACGAGTCATACTATCTATGCTACAGCGGTGGCAAGGATAGTGATTGTATACGCATTTTGGCAGAATTGGCAGGTGTAAAGCACGATATAGTGCATAATCACACAACGGTAGATGCACCTGAAACGGTACGATACATACGGTCAATTCCAAACGTGATTATTGAATACCCTAAAATAACAATGTGGAAATTGATTGAAAAAAAGAAATTTCCGCCAACAAGGCTGATACGGTACTGTTGTCAAGAGTTGAAAGAACGAGGCGGTCAAGGGCGCATCAAAGTAACGGGTGTGCGATGGGCTGAAAGTAATAGCCGAAAAGAAAACGGCGGATTTGTTAAAATAATCGGGAAGCCTAAAACTATGCAGAAAGCGGCAGAGGAAAGCGGCGTAGATTTTTCGATTAACCGCAAGTGGGGGTTAATACTAAATAATGATAACGCTGAATCAAGGCGGTTCGTTGAACAGTGCTACCGTACCACATCAACAATGGTGAATCCTATTGTTGATTGGACCGATGAGGATGTATGGCAATTTTTAACACATTATGGGTGCAAGTCAAATCCGTTGTACCAGTGCGGTGATAGTCGCATAGGGTGTATAGGCTGTCCAATGCAGGGTGGCAAAGGAATGAAAATTGATTTCGCACGATATCCGAAGTATAGGCAAAATTACGTAAAAGCTTTTGATAGAATGCTACAGGCAAGGCGTGATGCAAGACTTGGAAATAGTGTTGGTTGGAAAGATGGTGAAACTGTTCTGAGGTGGTGGGTTGGTGATGACCCAAGACAGGTGACATTGTTTGATTTGGAGTGATATTGTTGAATCTATATGGTATTTATGACATAAATTGTTTTTATTGCTGTGCAGGTATATTCACCTTACATCAGTCGCTAAAGTTCTTGAATATTAAGCGTAGGGAGTTTTATTATGCTTTGAAGGAACATAGGGTTACAGGATATCGTTATAAAATTGAATTTGTTGGAAAAAAGGAGGAGATAGACGATGAAGATTCCGTTAATTGTTGTTAGAGATAAAACAAGCGGTGATGAACACATAGTCGGCACAGATGTACACGACAATATGTATATGTCTGAAAAGGGTGGCTTACAATACAGAAATCTGCAAAACGGTGCAGGTACAGAGTTTGGTGAGGACGGGTATGAATTTACTCAGCTTGACAAATATGAATGTCCTCTCAAAGTTCATTTTGTTTCACCGGGAGAGTACATCAACAAGATTATAGAAATGCAAGCAGATAGAATAAGGGAATTACAAATTATTTGTAATGACTGTGCGTTAAAAAATATACCTTTGAATCCTAAAAAAGAAACCACTTTGGTAGGTGATTATCGTTGTCCCAACTGCAATGCAGCCTTTATTGATGGTCTGGGTAAAACCAAGTATTGTGGTAATTGTGGGCAAATGTTAGATTGGGGCGAAGATGGTGGCTAATTACAAATAAGGGGGACAAATATAATGATGACAGGATATGAAAGCTATTTAAGTGCCTTAGGCTTTGAAGTTACAGACAACGGCGAAATGGTCACTGTAAAGCCGATTGTAGGTGATGCTGTGAGGGTGATGCCACATAGGGAGTATAAGCAGATGGTGCAGGATATCAACTGTGTAGTACGTCAGATAGTAGTGACGAGGATTATGCAAGGAAAATTTTTTGAAGGGAGTGAGAGCGAATGATTAAAATTGAAAATACTGAGGTAGTCGGGTGGGAGTCCGCCATTCGTGGGATGCGAAATCCTATGAATAGTTGGGGTAGGAGTGATAGTGATTTTAAACCATTGGCAACTAAAGACGAATCTGTATGGTGCATTGGCAATAAAGACTACACACTTATGATGAAGCTTGCTAAAGCAGGTTCTGTTCACGCCAAGTATCGTAGAATGATTGCTGTATATTTGGACATTACTGCGCCGTTATATTGGTGGAAAGAGTTCGATACATATAAAGTTGGTACGGTTGCTAACAGTTGTTCAACAATGCACAAGATTGCGGGAAAAGCGTTTACATTGAACGATTTTAGTTACGAGCATATAGACGATTCAAGTTTGACAAAGTTTGATTATAAAAAAGAAGCAGTTTATGCTGAGTCTGCATTTTGTTTGTTAAAATCTATGATAATAGCTCTTAATATATACAGAGAAAGATATTTGCAAACAGGAGATAAAAAATACTGGTGGCAGATGATACAACTTCTTCCAAGCTCATACAACCAGAGACGTACTGTTATGCTGAATTATGAAGTCCTTGCAAATATATATAGGTCACGCAAAAATCACAAGCTTGACGAGTGGAGAAAATTTTGCGAATGGATTGAGAACTTGCCGTATAGCAAGATAATTACTATAAATGGTCGGGAGGTGGAGGAATGACACGCTTAACACAATGGATTGATGAAGGTGAGCATAAATTTGCAGTATCTGATATGACAAGTCATAAAATCGGACACGGAGATTGTTTGAACAAGCTTGCCGAGTACGAGGACTTAGAAGAACAAGGATTATTGCTGAGATTACCCTGCAAACTTGGTGATACGGTATATGATTTAGTCTTTTGTGATGATGAATATCATATTATGCCGATGAAAGTATGCAGTATTAGACCATACGGAGCAACTAAGGCTTCCGATGGTAGATTGTGGAATGTATATCTTGAAGATGATTTTTCAAAAGCATATAGAAGATTTTACGATTTTGGCAAAACTGTATTTCTAACGGAGCAAGATGCTGAGGCGGCATTAAAAATAGCTACGCAAATAACAAAAGTTACAGAGTGCAACGTAAAGAAGGTAAAAATATGACAATAGGCGAATTAAAGGCACTGCTCAACAGCGTGCCGGACGATGCGGAAATTGAGGATTTTAGAACTGTTGACAACGATGTCTATAAAAAATGTTTTGATTTTGAACATAGCATAGAGGCTGATTATTGTGAGGTTATACTTGGCGTTAATTCACGCAGTGAGGTGCGTGCAAGTATTGTTGTTGTCGGTGAGGACACAAGTTGCAATACCAAGACGGCAATTATTGACGAGGTATCAAAGTTTTTGCAGCATAACGGCTTTACCGATGCGAGTAAGGCAGTTGACTGTCACTGGAATTTGTAGGAGGTATAAGATGTTTATATCTATAGCATTGATAGCATTAATACTCACCTTTTGCGTTGTTATATGTGTGATTGCGGGAGATAAGGAGTGATAAAGTATGGAAGAAGTGAGTTTTACCATTCCCGGTGAGCCTACAGGTAAGGGGAGACCGAGATTTGTAGCAAGCTATAATCCGGTAACAGGCAAAGCTTTTGGAAAGGCACATACGCCTGATAAGACCTTGTTATATGAAAATCAGGTTAGGATGGAATATCATTTGCAGACCAATGATTTTAGGTTTGATGATGGTGATGAGCTTGATATTAAAATTGAAGCTTACTATGGCATCCCCAAAAGCAAGTCTAAGAAGGTTAAGCTTGCTATGGAAATCGGAGAGATACGACCTACCAAGAAACCTGATATAGATAATGTAATAAAGGTTATTGCAGATAGCTTGAACAATATAGCTTATAAGGATGACACCCAAATTGTAAATTGCACTTGTTCAAAATGGTTTTCGTATGAGCCGAGAGTGGAAGTTACCATCAAGAAGGTATAAACCAAGAATATAGGGAGGATGTAATGTGAAGGAAAAGAAAACAGTATACGTACTATCTCAGGAGGATTTGAACAGGATTGCTGACATAGCAAGTAATGTCGCTGTAGAAGCATACAGAAAAGAAATCCAAAAGGCTGAAAAGAAAGCTCTGAACAATTCCGATAAGGTTAAACAGACAAAAAAGCTGCTTAACTCTTACAGGCGGATAAAGAGAAGATTAGCTGACTTTGACAAAAAATTCACCGTTGAGGAGGAATTGGAGTATAGATGGAAGTTCATAGAGGACTTAATGGGCGTTGGCTTCGCAAGAGAAAAAAATGAAAGGATAGCCATAGACCAAGAAAAAATATTACAAGAGGATTTATATTGCATAAAGCGTATAGAACAAGCTCTAAGTCACTACAAAGCAGAATGTGATAGCTCTGCATCTGATGAATACAAACGTAGATACAGAGAATTATATGCAATGTACATAGATGATACTCCGATGAGTGTTCAGGAGATTGGAAAAATCGAAAATATAAGCGAAAAAACGGTATATTATGATATTGGAATTGCTTGTAAAATTATGGCAGTATATCTAATGGGAGTATAGAATCCCACATTTTTTGTGATTAGAAAATAATTATCTTGACTTTAGAAAACTCTAATGATAAAATGTTACTTGTCAATAGAATACATTGATGCAATCTATGTTTTGGCTTCCTCAAACAATAGGAAGAAGCTGAATGATATTCAACTTCTATCCCCTTCTATTGTTCCGATAAGGACTACCGCTTTGGTAGTCCTTATTTGTTATGTTCAGAAATAATGTCACAGACCTCAACTATCTTGTCATACAATTGATTGAACGATAGTGGCTCACAGAGTTTTTGTACGCTTTTTAGTGTAATTGTTTTCTGTTCGCCATATTTTTCATTCAGTATGAATGTAGGGCATACATAAAATTCCCACCAAGATAGGTCAAGGATGTTTCTTGTGCGGTCTGTTGCTGTATATACAGTGAATACATATAGGTCAGAGTTACGCTGTCTTGGTGCATCATCTTTAAAATCACCATCTTTATCCGGCAACTTTGCAGGTGCTATGCTAAAGTTTGCTCGGTCAGGATGTTTGATGTCCCAAAGTTGCACGAATGCAGCAGACTTAACCTCGATGTGTGAAGCTCTGCATAATGATTGTATTACAGGTCCGTCAAGGTCGTATGGTGACATTTCGGGTTTGATTGAAAGATTTTCGGGAACATTATGGCTATCCAATGCAGATTTTACAATGAACTCAGCCAATGTTCCTCTTTGCATATTGTGCAATAGGTTTGAATATGCCCATCTCCAAAAATCGAGTAGGGAGTAGGGTAAGTATTCTCCGTTATTTATGAGTTTTTCATCACCGTTGTACATAAAATTACCACCTTTTTCTTTTAGTATAGCAAAAAGAAAGTTATAAGTAAATAAAAACCTTACAAAAGTATCTTACTTATGTAATACAAGGAGTATATTATGGAAAAGAAAATTTTACTTGAAAAGATGAAAGTCGGAGACTTGAAACACAACTTCGGAAATCCCCGAAAAATCTCCAAGAAAAAGGCTGAAGAACTTGAATTATCTATGGAAACCTTCGGAGATTTTGGTATATTTCTGATTGATGAAAATGATAATGTCATAGCGGGCAACCAAAGGTCACAAATACTTGCTAAAAAGGACCCTGATATAGTAGTTGATGTAAAAAGGTTAGTAGGATATTCGGAGTCTGAGTTAAGAGCTATAAACATCAAGGATAACACCCACGCAGGTGAGTGGGACTTGGATTTACTTGCTGATTGGACAGCCGATTTAACTATTGATTTAGGTATTGACTCCAAAGAAAAGGATAGAGCGGAACGCCAAATTCCTGATATGGAGCTTATCCATTATGAAAAATATAACTATGTGTTGATAGCTTGCAGAACAGAACTTGACTTTAATGACCTTGTACGAAAACTCGGCATTGAAGGTGCGAAGGTAAAAATAGCCAAAAAAAGAAAAATTAAAGCAAGAGCTATTTGGTATGACCAAATGAAAGCTCAGATTGTTGCAAAAGGGGATAATGAGGATGAGGACGAATAAAATTTATATGGCTGCTCCTCATCTGTTCGGAAATGAACAGAAATATATAGAGGAAGCTATAAAAAGTAACTGGATTGCTCCATTAGGACCATTTGTTAATCGGTTGGAAAATATGGTATCTAAATACATAGGAGGCTACGATTGTGTTGCTGTAGCTACAGGAACATCAGCATTGCATCTCGCTGTGATGGAACTTGGTATAACACGAGGAGATATAGTATTCTGCTCGGATATGACCTTTGCTGCCTCTATTAATCCTGCAATTTATGAAGGAGCTACACCTGTTTTTATAGACTCGGAGGACACAACCTATAATATGTCACCCGAAGCGTTAAAAAAGGCATTTAAGAAGTATACACCAAAGGCAGTAATACTTCCTCACGTATACGGCACTCCTGCTGATATGGAAATTATAGAAATATGTCAAAATTATAGTTGCCCAATTATTGAAGATTCGGCTGAAGCTCTGGGTGCAACAATAAATGGCAAGTATGTAGGCACTATAGGAAACTATGGTGTTTTTTCATTCAACGGAAACAAAATCATTACAGGCTCATCAGGAGGTATGGTTGTATGCCATAGCGAGGAAGATGCACAGCATATTCTTTTCAAAGCTACACAGGCAAAGGAAAAGTGCGATATCTATTTGCATAAGGAACTTGGATATAACTATAGAATGAGTAATATCAATGCAGCTATCCTATGTGGGCAGATGGAAAATATTGATACCAAGATTGTTCTGAAGAAAATAATTTACGATACCTATAGGAGTGTTCTTGATGGTTGGCTATGTATGAAAATGTTGCCTGTTCCATCTGACCGAACATCTAATTATTGGTTGTCATGCTTGATTACAGATGATGCAAGTGGCAAGACATCTGACAAAATAATAAAGAAATTATCGGATGCAAATATAGAATCAAGACATATTTGGTATCCGTTGCATAAAGAGCCTCTGTTCAGTGGCTCAGATATCATAAGTGTTGGAAAAGAACACGCTTCTACAGATTTTTTCAACAGAGGTGTATGTTTACCAAGTGATACAAGAATGACTTGTGAAGAACAATGCGAAGTCATTGATATTATAATGAACACTACAGTTTGAGGAGGCTAATTAATGTTTAATGGCAAAACGGTGCTTGTAACCGGGGGAACAGGTACATTCGGCAATGCGTTTGTATCAAGGATTTTCAATACCTCTGTAAAGGAAATCAGGGTACTCTCCCGAGATGAGCTTAAGCAGGATATGATGAGAAGAAAATATCAAAGCGACAAAATAAAGTATTTCATAGGTGACGTGAGAGATAAAAAAACAATTGATATAGCTATGAATGGTGTGGATTATGTATTTCATGCTGCTGCTTTGAAACAAGTTCCAAGTTGTGAGTTTTTTCCTATGGAGGCTGTAAAAACTAATGTTTTGGGAACAGAAAACGTTCTTGATTCTGCTATAGAACATAATGTTAGCAAGGTTGTTGTTTTGAGCACAGATAAAGCAGCTTATCCTATTAATGCAATGGGTATGAGTAAAGCTTTGATGGAAAAGGTTGCTATAAGCAAGGGATTAAATCAAAATAATACAGTGATATGCCGTACCAGATATGGCAATGTAATGTGTTCAAGAGGGTCTGTTATCCCTCTTTTTTTGTCGCAAATAAAAGAAGGTAAGGATATTACAGTAACCGTGCCAACAATGACGAGGTTTATGATGACTATTGAGGATGCTGTGGAGCTTGTTTTGTTTGCTTTTGAACACGGAGAACAGGGAGACTTGTTTATAAAAAAAGCTCCTGCGGCAGAAATTCAAGTGCTTGCAAATGCTTTGATTGAGCTGAACAATTCAAATAGCAAAATCAAAATCATAGGTAATAGGCACGGAGAGAAGATGTATGAAGTATTAGTCACTAAGGAAGAAATGAGCTGTGCATCTGATGCAGGTAATTTTTATGTAGTGCCTTCGGATAAGCGTAGCTTAAATTATAACGCAGTAAGCTATCTATCGGAGCTTAGTGTTCCCACAGTTGACTCATACAACAGCAATAATGCAGAAAGACTTTGTATAAGAGAAATGAAAGAATTACTTATAAAGGCAGGTGGAGTTTTGTTATGACGTATTTGTTTGTAGTTGCTCACCCGGATGATGATGTTTTGGGTGCAGGTGCTTTTATTCACAAGCTTAAAGTATCAGAAAAAGACAAAACAGTAACACTTGCACTGAATAGCAAAGATTGTACACGATACTATACAGATGAAGGCGGTTTAATTAAAGACTTGAAATTGTCAAGTGCAATAGTCGGCTTAAACTATGCTGCCTACAGTGACTTTACGGATTCAGAGTTTCATAATGAATCGCATAGGAAGATGGTTGAGGTTATTGAGTACACGATACGAAAGGAAAAACCAAATTACATTTTTACCCATTCACCAAGTGACAACAACTCAGACCATTATTGGTGTTGCCAAGCTGTGTTGGAGGCTTGTCGTTTAGGACAAAGAGGTGGAAATGCTATTCCTCCTATTGATGGTTTATATTTTATGGAAGTATTATCATCCACAGATTGGGGGATTAATGCAAGTTTAAACCCATTCAGGCCAAATACATTTGTCGAAGTTACTGAAGCAGATATTGACACCAAAATATCTGCATTGAAGGTGTATGAAAATGTTATCAGACCTAATCCGTTTCCTCGTTCTACAGAAACGATATTTGCTTTAGCTCATATAAGAGGAAGTCAAGGCGGCTATAAATATGCAGAAGCCTTCCAATGCGTGTTTAGGAGGGGGATTTAAAATGATTACTGTATTAATAACAGGCTGTGGCGGGCATTTTATGTATGATACCCTGCAATGTTATAAAGGTGATGTACCTATAAGGTTGATAGGCGTAGCCTCTGAGCTTGATGATGATTTAAGACCGTTGTTATATGAATACATACAAGTTCCAACGTGTGATGACCCTATGTATATTTACACGCTGTTAAGTATATGTAATGTTTTTGGTGTTGATGTTTTGATACCAACACTGGATGCCGAACTTATGATGTTGTACAAGAATAGAGATGTATTTAGAGCTTTGGGTGTAAAATTATCAATATCAGCCAATGAAAATCTTGGTGTTATTACGAATAAATTGTCCTTTATGGAATTTTGTGAGCTTAATGATATTCCTCATCCAAATGGCAAAGCTTTTACAGGAAAAAGTGAATTTGAAGAAGCAGCTGCAAAATTGGGTTATCCATTCAAGCCTATTTGCGTAAAAGCACTTGATAAGGCGGGCAGTAGAGGTTTTAGGATAATTGACAATAGGTTTGATTATTTAGATAACTTTCTTAATCAAAAACCTGAATCACGGCACATTGATTATACCACTTTCAAAAACATTATAGCCGGAAAAGACCTGCCTAAGATGATTGTGCAAGAGTACCTGCCCGGTAAGGAATATTCGGTTGACCTTTTAGCTGATAACGGCAATGTGTTATATATGATAGGCAGAGTAAATGAGGTTGTTCTTAACAGTATACCAATTGATAGCATATCCCAATATAATGAAGATGCTTATTGCATCTGCATTGACATAGTAAAAAAGCTTAAGCTTGATGGTAACATAAATATAGATTTTATGTTTGATAAAATGGGGAAAATACTCCCTATAGAGATTAATGCCAGAATAAGTGCCACAATAAGTCTTGCGGCAGCAAGCGGTGTCAATTTAGCGTATCTGCAAGTTCTTAGGCTTATGGGTTATGACCTACCTGATGTCAAATCTACCTATGGTAAAAGGCTAACAAGAAAGTATAGAGCTTGCATATCGGAGGTGAAGTAATGTGAAGGAATTATCATTCAACATATACATTCCAAGCTATAAACGAGCCAAAATATGTACCACCCATAATTTTCTTGAATATGGTACGTACATTGTAAGAAAATCCGAGGAAGAAAGCTACAAAGCCGCTGATTTGGGCAATTGCAATGTGGTTGCTGTTGATGATAGTCTTATTGGAGGCTTAATTGAGGTTAATCAATGGGTTATCAACAGCACTCCCGAAGATGTTATATGCGTATTGGATGATGATATATTACACTTCCGACATAGACTTGATGTTGCAGAGGAACTTACTGACCCTGAAATCATAACATCTGAGCTTGAAAGAATAGCTCAGTTAATGGTTGATATGAATGTAGGCTTCGGTTGTGTGGATTCAACTGCTGTACCGTGGAATTACGATGGAGAGTTTGCGTTTAAAGGTACTGCCGGCTCTACCAGATGGTTTAACAAGAGAGCTTTTAAGGCAAAGCTTGATAAGAGTGTGGAACATAACTATGACCTTGATGTTGTCCTCCAAGAACTTATGATGAACAGGATTATCATTAAGCCTCGATACTTCTGTTCGCAAGGCAAACCTGATGTAGTAGAAGGCGGAGCATCTGAAAAGCTCCGTAAGGAGCAGATAGCTCAGATAGAGCTTATGAAAGATAAATGGGGCAAGTATTTTTACTATGACTTTAAGAAAAACAAACCATTCATAAGGGTAAACCGATAATATTTGTAAATCAGCTTGACATAGGCTATAGGTATGCTACGATAATGTTGCAATTAAAATATATATAGTTTATGAGGAAGGTGATACAATGGCATTTCAGCTATTGACAAAAAACGGACACAATATGTTTGATATGTCCTCAATGCTGCAAAAGGCAATACGAAGGGCAGATTACGTAAGAGCAGGTTACGCTGCTAATGAATTATTTGACAAGTATAATGGTTATCTTTGGAGGCGGTTGCTTGTTATCAGTGCAGAGGATTGTTATGGAATAATGACCAAAGAAATCATTGCATTAAAACAAGCAGATGAACTTCAAAAGGAAAGGGAGAAGATTTTTGTTAGTAAGGCTATTGTTCTTCTATGCCTTGCAAGAAAAAACAAAGATGCAGACTACTTTGCTTGTAATTATATGCAATCAGATAAACCATTTCCGGAGGAACTTGTAGATAAATTTAGTATTGATGAAGTAAAGGAATTGCCTGAAGGCAAAATACCTGATTGGGTGTATTCTTGGCACACAAGAAAAGGCAAGAATATGGGGCGTGATTGCGTTGACTCTATAATAGATGACCAGTTGGCGCTCAAACCACATCAAGTATCGTTGTTTGATGAAGGTGATTGGGGTTATCATATTGATAAGACTCTTGCAAAATTCAACCCGAAGGGTAGACCACACAAAGGAATTGATTGGTCTAAGATTACTAAGGATATGGAGTGATACTATGGCAAAGAAAACTGACATCGTAAGAAAAGCTGTAATAGAAGGTGATTTCAAGAAAGCGCTTCAAATTACAAAAGGTTTTCGTATTGGTATCACTAAGGAGCAACGTGATATAATGACAAGAGCGTATGAGTGTATTGTTTATCCTGAATTTTACACTCAGCTCGGAGTTGATGTATTCGTTGCGATTGAAAATGGTAAAAAGCTTGTAAATTGCTTATACGGAGCTTAAAAAATTAAGAGGTATAAATCATCAAAGGAACTTGTATAAAGCTTGCACGGGGCTGTATGAGTTCCTTTTTTTGTATTTTGTAAGGTGGGTGAATATAATGTGTCGAAGGATGACTTAATACCAGTTCGAACCAAAGAAGAAGCAAAAGAAAGAGGTCGAAATGGTGGCATAGCTTCAGGTAAGGCAAGACGTGAAAAAAAGAATATGCGTGAAACTGCAAAAATGTTGCTAGGAATGAGTGTTAATCCTACCATTGATAACACATTGGAACAGTTCGGCATAGAAAAGAATGACAGAAATTATCAAACAGCGGTAGTCGTTAGATTATTGCAGCGTGCTTGTGCGGATGGAGATACAGCAGCTATAAGATTGCTCGGTGAGTTAACTGGTGATGTTAATAAGTTTAGTTTTGGTGCTGTCGATGATAGCGATTTTGGAGATGTTCTGTATCCTACAATTAACATACCCAACAACGGAAGGGACAGAAATGATTCATTTTCACTTGCACCACAGGCAGGACCTCAGACAATGTTTATGACATCTCCTGCTGATATTGTTGTGTATGGTGGTGCAGCAGGTGGTGGAAAAACTTACGCCCTACTGCTTGAAGTTTTGCGTAATAAGGATGTTAAAAACTTTGGTGCTGTTATCTTCAGACACAATTATAACCAAGTAACAGCCGAAGGTGGTTTGTGGGATGCAAGTCATAAGATATTTAGCCAAGTACCCGGTGCATCATCACGAAAGTCACCTAAATTGAGTTGGAGATTTGACAATGGTGCAAAACTGAGCTTTGCTCACTTGGAGCGAGATGAAGATTTGCAATCTTGGCAAGGTACAGAAATTGCATATATAGCTTTTGATGAGCTTACACATTTCACAAGAAAGCAGTTCTTGTATATGTTATCAAGAAACCGAAGCACCTGTGGTATAAGACCATACATAAGAGCTACTTGTAACCCTGATGCTGATTCTTGGGTTGCTGATTTCATTTCTTGGTGGATTGACCAAGACACAGGCTATCCAATGCCCGAAAGAAGCGGACGTATTCGTTGGATGTGTGTATTGAATGATGTTATATATTGGGGAGACTCGCCAGAAGAACTTGTTGAAAAATATGGTATTGAGCCTGACAAATGCAAGAGTGTTACCTTCATAGCGAGTAGACTTGAAGATAACAAGATTTTGATGGAAAAGGACCCCGGATATATGGCAAACTTGCAAGCATTAACAGAAGTTGATATGGAAAGATTGTTGAAAGGCAACTGGAAGATAAAAGCTTCTGCGGGCAGGTACTTCAAACGTATTCAGGTTAATCTGATAGAGGAAGTCCCGGATGATATCATTATGTGGTGCAGAGCTTGGGATTTAGCTGCCACATCAGAAGATGAAAATGGAGATGCCGATTATACATCGGGCGTGCTTATGGGCAGAAGAAAGAATGGTACTATTGTTATCCTTGATGTTATCAATCAACGAATGAAAGCGGGAGACGTAGAAAAGCTGGTATATAACACGTCCGTAATGGACAGAAACAAATACGGCTACCAGTATGTTGTACGAGTACCACAAGACCCTGGACAAGCAGGAAAAGTCCTTGCAGGTCAGTACGTTAAGCTTTTATCTGGATTCAACATAAAGACATTGCCTGTAAGCGGTAGCAAAGAAACAAGAGCAACACCGCTTGCAGCTCAGTGGCAAAATGGAAATATTGAAGTATTACTTGGAGAATGGAATGATATGTATTTCTCACAGTTGGAGTCATTCCCTGAGTCAAAGCACGATGATATGGTTGATGCAAGTTCGGATGCTTTTAGCGAGCTTACAAGCAACACTTTTGATATAGACTCATTATTATAGGCAGAGAGGAGAGGAATAATGGAAAGCGTACACGATAAAGAAAGATTAAGTCGGTATACCAATCTTAAGCGTGGTGCAGCCATTATAGATGGCAGACAAGAACAATTCAGACAAGATGGATATACAAACCTACTGAATAAGTATGGTACTAAGCAGGATAACTCAACTGCATATAATTATAGCCAAGAGCCAATATCAAATGATATGGAGCTTGTGAGGCTTTATGAGGGTAATGGTTTGTTTACCAAGATAATTGACAGACCATCCGAAGAAGCTGTTAAACACGGACTTGATATTGATTTTGGAGATGAAAACATTGCTGAGTATGTAGAGAGCAGACTTGATGAACTGGAATTTGAAGATAAGTTTGCTACTGCTGAAAAATGGGCAAGGCTTTATGGTGGCTCTATCATTGTAATGCTTGTTGATGATGGATGTGGTTTAGAAGAACCGCTTAATTGGAACAATGTAAGGAGTATCGAGGAATTGAGAGTGTTTGAAAGAGCTGTAGTACAGCCGGATTATTCAGCACTTTATAATTTTAACTTTGAAGATACCATAGGAAACAACAAGCCGTTTGGTGAGCCTGAGTATTATCAGGTATTCAGCATATACGGCTATTTTATTGTGCATAGGTCAAGGTGTCTTGTATTCCGTAATGGTAGACTTCCAGAGCATACAACAAATGCCATTTATCGTTACTGGGGTATACCCGAGTATGTTAAAATCAAGAGGGCATTGAGAGAGTGTATAACCTCTCACGAAGATGGTGTTAAACTTCTTGAACGGTCTGTACAAGCCATATACAAGATGAAAAACCTTGCCAATATGCTTAGCACCTCAGATGGTGAAGATAAGGTGTTGCAAAGGCTACAGGTTATTGATATGGCAAGAGGCATCTTAAATTCAATTGCTATTGATACAGATGGAGAAGATTATGACTTCAAGACACTTGGAATGACAGGTGTTAAGGATGTGATTGATTCTACCTGCAATATGCTTTCTGCTGTTACCAATATGCCTCAGACCGTGTTATTCGGTCGTTCTCCTGCCGGTATGCTTGCAACAGGCGAAAGCGACTTGGAAAACTACTACAATATGGTAGAGAACATCCAAAAGCAAAATATGAAATCCAATGCAAGAACACTTATTGACCTAATTCTAAAGCAAGGCAAGATTGAAGGCAAAGTAGACGAGATACCTAAGTATAAGACTAAGTTTGCGCCTTTGTGGTCTATGTCTGAAACAGAAAAGGCACAAGTTGAGCAAGCAAAGGCGGCTACTGCACTGACAAAGGCTCAAACAGCTCAATTGTATATGGATGCAAATGTGCTTGACCCAACGGAGGTAAGAAACTCCCTTGCTGAAAATGGTGACTTTGAAATTGCGGAGACTATTACAGAGGATAACTTGGATTTACCCGATGATACATTTGACATTGGTAAAGCACCAATGCCAAAGGAAACGGATAACACAGAAACAGACAGCGTTGATAATGATGCCGAAGAATATCAAGCATCAGCGGTCTTGATAATCCACGATGGTAAGGTTTTATGTGCAAGCCGACACAATAGTGAAGGCTTGTGTGGACCGGGTGGAAAAATAGAGCAAGGAGAGTTACCCGAAGATACAGCCGTTAGGGAGTCCGTAGAGGAGTTTAATATTGTTCCGCTTAATATTATACCTTACGGCGAATACAAAGGCAGCACAGGCTCATATTTGAAAACTAAGCTATATTTCACAGACCAATTCACTGGTACACCTGAAGCTGATAATGATGAGATGTTTGATGCCAAATGGTACACTCTTGAAGAATTGCAGTATAAGCAGTTGTTCCCTCCGTTTGCAGAAGGACTTGAATTATTCCTTGATGACTTAAAACACTTGACAAATGATGCTGAAAAAGATACGCTTAATGTAAGTGAAACCGATGGAGGTCCTGGCTCTGGCAGATATCCTAAAGGTAGTGGAGGACTTTCCGACAAGCAAAAGAAAAAATTAGCTGAAAGATTAATCGGGGAAAAAACATCTGATGGTGTTGTCATTAAAGAAATCAGCATACACGCCTTTGATAGAATTGGAGGACGTAATATATCAGCGGGAAGGGTTGAAAAGACTTTGACCGAAGGTATACCCGGAAAGGGAAATTCAAGTAGCACAACTACATACGATATTCCGGGAAGCAGAGCTGTTGTAAATCACGAAACCGGCAAGATAGTAAGCTTTATGTGGAGGTCGAACAACAAATGAAAGGAACTTTGAGCAATTTAAGTAAAAAGCAGTTGGATTTCATTTTTGATGAATTTAAGATTGATAAAGATTTTCTTGAAAGTATGTCTGAGGATGAGCTAAACAACTTATATGATGATGTATGCGATATAGAGGTCGATGAAACTTTGAAAGCTGATGATAGTGAATTATCAGAACGAGGGAAAACTGCTGTTGAAATTGTAACTATTATGGGTGAAGCCATTGCGAAGCAATATGAAGATGCCGAAATTGTCGAAGAAGATGAAGAATAATTTTTTGATGATTATGACAGCTAAAAGGAGATGGCATATATGGTAAAAAGAGTTAAGCTTGTTGGCGATTCAGACCCATTGTATTTTATTAATGGCAATGAATATGAAGTGATTGGTGAGGAAGAAGGATTGTATAGAATCATTGATGAAACAGGTGAGGATTATCTGTATTCTCTTGATGAGTTTGAAATTGTCGAAGAAGATGACACATAATTGCGAAATAGCTGAGATAGAAATGTCTCGGCTATTTTTATAGCCTAAAATTCTTGTTCACAAAAATAAGTATGTGTCAACCCTAATTCTGCACAAACTTAGTTGATGGTATTTATTGAAAATTTCGGTTTTGCATTTTTATTTACTTTGCCATAAATCCATCACCCGAAAGCATTAATGTTAAATAAGGCAAAATACGAATAAATAATGGCATTGCAAATTAGGATGTCTTGCCTCACGTCCTGCGGACTCTCCTTGTGACAAAGAATAAGAACATATGCAGAAAATAATTATGAATTTTGCACTAAGATGCTTAAATTTGAAAATTTTACCTGCATTGATGAGTTGCTTAATTTTGAACTGAACTGTTTCCATTTTGGCAATAGTTCAAAAAGCCAGTATTTCAGCAGCTTTGCTACACGTCCGCACGGACATCCTTCGGACTAAATGCCGATTGTCACGAAGATTCTCGTTGCACATAACGTAATCCTAAACGTAATCTAAAACTAAAACAGATATTAAATAAATATATATATCGGTGTATTTGAAAAAAATATTCTAAAAAACTCTTGACTTGGTAGGCAAGCGTGCTACATACGCTTACAACATCAAAAGGAGGATGAACCTATGAAGAACATATCTAAAGAAAGACTTGAAGTAATTACTAATTTGCTTGTCGATTTAGCAATTACCACAGCAGGTGTCGAGAAGCTTATGTGGCATTTGGAAGCCAACGGTTGCACTGACGATGAATTAATCGAACTTGGATTAGAGATGTGATTATGAGTTGCTCTTGAATTTAAGTAGAGTGGATTCATTGCAGGGTTCGGAACTGTTATTTCTGTTTTAAATGACCGTGAGAGTATTTTAATAATGCCATCAACAATACCTCACCCGAGGTGTTAAACAACGCTCCTATCGACCATATGGAGAAAAAAACAGAGGTTGAGAATAAACTATTACCATATAAAATGTAAGCAACTGTTCTTTGCTAATTGCGAGGGCAGTTTTTTATGTGTAAATCATGTGTTTAAACTCACGCCGTGAGATTAATGTGTCAATGCGTGAGTTTATCGTGAGATTTTTGTAAAAATTGCCGCAAATCTATGAGTGAAAGAAGCCTACGAGGTGAGGGTGGAGTAGCTTATGCGGTTATATATAATGATTTTCGTGGCATCACGAAAATGATGTTAAGGGGGTGATTCCGTTGGGTTAGTTACACTCAAATTGAAATGACAAAACAATGCAATCATATTTTTATTATTATATTTCGTGCACACATAAGGGCAGGTACTCACACTTGCCCTTTTTTCTGTGGTATGACCGATAGGAGATGATTTTACTATGGACAGCAACCAATTAAACAAGCTGATTCGGGATAAGGCTAAAAAACGATTTTATGGGCATAAAACGCTAAAGAGTAAATATGTTCCTAAAATACCTGCAACGGCAGAGCGGGAATATATCAGAGTGGTAAATCAGTATATGCAAATTCTCAAAAATGAGCTTGAATTACAACTGCCACAAATCAAGGAAGCATATAAGGTAGAAAGGGATGCGGCTGTCAAAGTAAAGTATCATCAGGATTCCGAAACAGACTTGGATATCATCATTACCAACGTGATAAACAACATAAGAAATGCAATCACAGCCAAGACCAACAGCTACGGATTAAGAAAGAAGATTGAGGCTATGGCACATTTAAACCGAAAGCTTACTGTCAAGGAGTGGAAAAAGGCGGTTAAGGCATCATTGGGCATAGATATCCTTGAGGATTATTACTTGGGTGATTTTTATGCCGAGCAAATGGCTGAATGGATAGCATACAATGTCGACCTTATAACGACCATACCTGAAGATTATTTAAACAAGGTAAATGATGTTATCTACGAAGGTTTTATGTCGGGTAAAACGACTACAAGGATGGCAAGGGATGTTATGTCCATCTATGGTGTCAGCAAAAGACGTGCAAAATTCATAGCCAGAGACCAAACAGCCAAGCTCAATGGGCAAATTCAAATGGCACAGCAGTTGGATGCGGGAATAACCAAGTACACTTGGTATACCACAGGAGATGAAAGAGTCAGAGATAGTCATAGGGCATTAAACGGAAAGCAATTTAGTTGGGATGATGCTCCATTGAACTCTGATGGTAGAAAATGTCACCCCGGAGAGGACTATGGATGCAGGTGTATCGGTAGTCCTGTTTTTGATATTGAGACTATCAATTTGCCAATAGCAGATGATGATGTACAAATAACCATAAAGTAATGGAGGGTGAAGAATGGATGAATTGATAAAGATGGTTTGTCAAGCGTTAAAAGAAGAAGCCGAGGCTGTAATAAGCTATTGTGAGAAGATTGAAAGCACATCCGATATTGACAATTCTGCTGATACAGCTCGTGTTTTTGAAAAGATACGCTTAGACGAAGTAGAACATATTCAGAATCTCACGTTGCAGCTCACAAATTTGGTTGTGCCTGAGATGGAAAAAGTACCTGACGGAGAGGAGGTATGATATTGGCACTGAAATTAAAGCGGGTACAAAGGCTTGACAGCATCAAATTAGATGCTAATGACCGTACCTATTTTACGGATGAAGGCTATTTGGTAGACCACCCGATTTTAACATCGTGTGGCATATTTGAATATGCAAATCCCGATGGCAGTGTACGTAGAGAGCTTAGACTCCCCGAACACGTTTTTAACGAAAAGTCCTTGAAATCATATAAGGGTAAGCCTGTTATCATAACTCACGATGCAGGTGTTGTCAGTAAGGACAATGTTGATAAGGAACAGATAGGTACAATACTCTCGGATGGTTACCAAGACAAAGATGATGTTAGGGCAGAGATTATAATTCACAATACTGATGCAATGAAAGATTGCGGATTGAGGGAATTATCTCTCGGATATAACCTTGACCTTGTTGAAGAACCGGGAGAATGGAATGGCGAGCCTTATGATGCCATTCAAACCAATATTGTTATCAACCATTTAGCCTTAGTAGCTTCTGCAAGAGCAGGGGAACAGGCAAGGTTGAATATAGATAGCTCAGATGAGCCTACATTGAAAGGAGGAAAAGTGATGAAAATGAATCATCGCAACGACAGTGGTGCTATGTCACCCGAAGAACTCAAAAAGTCCATTGAGGAGTACAAGGCAAGCAAGGCAAGCAGAAAGCCTGACAACAAAGAGGAGTCTACGGACCTTGATGGTGACGAGGAGGAATCTTCTGCATCTGTTAATGAAAATGCTGAAGATGGTGATGATGAGGAGGAAACCAAAGAAGGTAACACACCTCAGGATATCACACAGCAGGTAAAGGATAGACGAGACAGACGAGATGCAGAAGATGACCCAAAGGACACTGAAAGTGCTATGGGTGTTATTGCACAGCAGGACGAGGACATTGATATGCTTCTTGCTTGCCTTGAAAAATTCTTTGCCGAGGAAGCCGCAGAGGGTAATCACGATGGTGAGGGCGAGGATGAGGATGAATGTGAAACAAAGACAGACAGCTCAGATGATAAGAGCAAGTCTTTAAATGCTGACTCAGCCGATAAGATTTTCCGTCAGAGATTAAACATTTGCCGTGTAGGTGATAAACTTCGTATGGACGGCTTGGAGAATAAGTCAATTCTTGATGGCAAGAAGGCTATTATTAACAAGGTCCTTCCATCTATGAGACTTGACGGCAAGAGCAAAGCATATATTGATGCTTGCTACGATATGGCTGTTTCGGAGGTCAACAAGAGAAAGAGTGTTGATTATCAGAAAAAGCAGATGCTTAACGGCAAGGGTATGAGAGCCGACAGCAAGAATGCAGGCAGTATGGCAGACCAAGCAAGGCAGAGAATGATTGACAGAGAAGGAGGTAATGAATAATGGCAGCACAGCTTAATTATGGTTATAGCACTCCGAAGGGAGTTGCAGGCGGCAAAGCAAATATCGTATTTGACTTTGTTGCAACACGTAGTAACGAGGAGGCTGATGGCGTATTAAAGTATGGTATGGCAGTAATGGTTGGCACTACACCGGGTGCATCCGTTAAGCTTCCTACTAACGCAACAGCTGATACAATTGAGGGTATTGTTTTGAGAGCTGCGAATACCGAGCAGGATATGAGCGGTACAGTGGTTGTTAAGAATGGTGCTTCTGTCGGTGTTATCAAGAAAGGCTCTGTATGGGGCAGAACGGTAAGTGATTGTGAGCCAAGCTATGGTGAAACAGCTTATGTGGTTACAAGCGGTGATGATGTTGGTTTATTTACCAATAAATCCGCTGAAGGTACAACAGTAGATATCGGTGCTAAGTTTGGTAATGCCTTTGATGATGGTATTGCCGTAATTGAGATTTAAGAGGAGGTTACGATATGAAATATAATCCTGAAATGCCATCTAACGGTTATAGTCAGGCTGATTATGCAGCACTGATGGCATCTAACATTACACCTGTACTCGTAGAAACTAAGGGTCTTAGATTTGACGATAGCGAGGATGCTTCCGTATTCTTTGCCAGAGAGCTTGATTTTATCAAGTCTAAGTCCTATGACAAGGCTTATCCTGAATTTACAGGTATCAACAATTTTCCTGTCACACACGAAGTTCCGGAGGGCGCTGAGAGTGTTACATACTATAGCTACGAAAAGACAGGTATGGCTTCCATCATCAGCAATTATGCTACGGATTTACCAAGAGCTGATGTTAAAGGCTCACCAAGCACAGCATACATTAAGTCTGTTGGTACATCCTATGGTTACTCTGTGCAGGAAATGAGAGCAAGCCGTATGGCAGGTAAGAGCCTTGACACACGAAAGGCTGAGTCTGCACGTTATGCAGTAGAGAGAACCATCAATAAGATTGCCTTTGCCGG